ATTTCTTTTTACCTGAAGAATATAAGTATAAAGATATAGTAAGAGATAAAATTAACACATACTTAAACATTTACCAACATACAGTTTTACCAGAGGCAAGACTTTGTTTTGAGTATGCAACAAAACTATTTAAGGAAATGAATGATTTGGGAAAGACTAATTAGATTGAAAGACGACATGGTTTCCATGTTGAATGTTCAATGTGAAGAATATAATGAACCAGGTATGGAACGATTTAACAATCCAGAATATGGTTGGGTCAATCGTACTTGGAGGAATAAAGTTGTTAGAAGAGCTCATGTTGATGTAGTTGATGTACGAGAGAGTAAAAAACTTTGGATGATGCATGTCTGCTTATTTCCAGAGTTAGACAATGGTGGACCAATTTACGGATTTGACATTATTGCAGGTCAGAAAAAAGTAACTGGTGCGTTCCATGATTTTTCACCTTTACTACAGAAAGAACACCCATTAACGAAGTGGTTTATTAATGAGGTAAAAGATTTCAAACCTAGTAAAGAAAGAGAATTGCCGGATTGGGCAAAGGCTATCTTTTCGGGAGGTATGATAGCCGCCGGTAATGTACAAGAGATTACAGAATTAAATCAAATATGTGATATTGCATTAGGTAATTTACATAATTATCTTGCCAGAATTGGCACATATTCGGGTGATTCCAGTAGAGATGATGTAATAAAAGCACAAAATTACTACTGTGAACATCAACAAATGAATCCACATACACCTAGGGTCATGCAATCACTAGGTTTACCTGAAGATGACATAAAACTCTTTTGTTCTGACAATCTATTCCCAAAGATAGTTTAAAAATCTTATAAATATAGTAAAAGGGAATATAACTTATGGCCACACCAGCAACTAGAGAAACACTAAAACAGTACGCTTTAAGGGCTCTTGGAAAACCGGTTATTGAAATCAATGTGGATGATGACCAGTTGGAAGATAGAATTGACGAAGCTGTACAGTATTTTCAACAGTACCACTATGATGGTATTAGAAGAACATATTTAAAATATAAACTAACGGCAGCTGATAAAACTAGATTATCAGCAATTAATCCGTCTAGTGAAACCGCTACAAAGAATAGTGTTTCAACCACTTGGTATGAAGACAATAATTTCTTAGTTGTTCCAGATTCCGTTATCTCAGTTATTAATATATTCCCATTTTCAGACAAAGGTAACTTAAATCTTTTTGATGTTAGGTATCAATTAAGACTAAACGATTTATACGATTTTTCATCTACTAGTGTTATCAACTATGATATTGTTTTAAGACACTTAGATTTCTTAGACCATATTTTAGTTGGTGAAAAACCAATTCGTTTCAATCAACATGACAATAGACTATACATTGACATGGATTGGACAAACGATTTAGCAACAGACGAATACTTAGTAATTGAATGTTATCGTAAATTAGACCCAGCAACTTATACAGATGTTTGGAATGATATTTACTTAAAGAGATATACAACTGCTCTGATTAAAAAACAATGGGGTGCTAACTTATCTAAATTCGGTGGTGTTCAAATGATTGGTGGTGTTACACTTAATGGTGTTGAAATCTACCAACAAGCAATGCAAGATATAGAAAAACTAGAACAAGAGATTAGAAGCACTTTCGAATTAAATCCAGCAATGATGATAGGATAATGCCATGGCGATTAATCACTATTTCCAGGCAGGCCGAGGCATTGGCAACCAAAACGAAAAAAGATTACACGAAGATTTAATTATCGAAGGCCTTAAAATCTATGGCCAAGATATTTACTACATGCCTCGTACCCTTGTTAATAGGGATTTAATATTTGGTGAAGATACATCATCTAAGTTTGATGATAGTTATGCTATCGAAATGTATTTTGAAAGTAATGAAGGTTTTGCTGGTGAGCAAGAAATCATTAACAAGTTTGGTTTAGAGATTAGAGATGATACTACACTAGTGGTATCTAAGAGAAGATTTGAAGAACATGTATCAAGTACGGCCAACTTAATTGCATCTGGTCGTCCAAACGAAGGCGATATTTTATATGTGCCTTTGATGAATTCGTTTTTTGAAATTCTATTTGTTGAAGACCAAGAGCCATTCTTTCAATTAGGTGCTTTACCAGTTTACAAACTTAAAGTTACTCGTTGGGAATACGCTTCAGAAAAACTTGAAACAGGTAATGAAGTTATTGACCAATACGAAGATAATAAGACACTTGATATATTACAACATAAGATTACATTAGAAGTTGGTCAAGTAGCATTAGACGGAGAAGGTTCGATTGTATTAGAAGATTACTTAGACTATGCAACTGGTCAACCTGCTTTCTTAATGCAAGAAACATACAGCACAGGTGCGACAAACATACAAACACAGTCGCCTTATGCTGATAACTTAGATTTAAATACTGAGGCAGGATATGATACTGTTTCTGTAAGTGATGACATTTTAGACTTTACAGAAAGAAACCCATTTGGAGAAATTGACGAGTAATGTTTGGAAATCATTTTTATAACGAAGGTGTTAGAAAACTAGTAGTTGGTTTCGGCCAAGTATTTAATAATATCTATGTACAGAATACTGCCTCAGACGGAGCAGTTACTAAAAGATTAAGAGTGCCTTTAGCATATGCACCAAAAGAAAAGTTTTTAACTAGATTAGACCAACAGGCTGATTTAGAAAGTAGAGAATTTGCAATTGTTCTACCTCGTATGAGTTTTGAAATTACAGGTTTGTCTTATGATGCAAATAGAAAATTAAATAAGATGAACAAAACCGTTAGAGTTAAAACTAACGAAGAAGATGGTAAGGTGATGAATTTTAATTATACACCTGTACCATATAATATAGATTTTTCTTTAAACATTTTTACAGCAACTGCTGAAAATGGATTACAAATTGTTGAACAGATTTTACCATACTTTCAACCTGACTACACAGTAACAGTTAGAGTTGTACCTGAATTGGACTTGGTAAGAGATGTACCAATTATTTTAAATACTGTTAATTATGAAGATAGTTATAATGGTGATTATAGTAGAAGAAGAGCGGTGATTTATACATTAAACTTTACTGCTAAAACATATTTGTATGGACCTATGTCCAATGCAAGTGTTATTAAATCAACACAAGCCGATTTATATGCTGATACTGACAAACCACCTACAACTAGAGAGGAAAGAGTAATCGTTGTTCCTAATCCTACAACTGCTGATGCAGATGATGACTTTGGATTTACAACAACAATTAGTTTCTATACAGACAGTAAAAATTATAATCCGGTGAGTGGAGAAGATGAGTAAATTAGAAGATAGTGTAAATGAAATTTTAGGATTAGAAGGTACTAAAAGTGAAATCAAAGTATCAGACTTTGAACAACCAGCACCTGTTCCTAGAAAGATAGACGAAAATAAAACTGATATTGATAATGATTATGATAACAGTAGAGAACAGTATTATAATCTTATTGACAAAGGTAATGAAGCAATTACAGGCATACTTGAAATTGCAAAAGAAGGCCAACATCCAAGAGCATATGAAGTTGCAGGACAATTAATTGGTCAAGTTGCAAATACTGTAGATAAATTACAAGACTTACAAAAGAAACTAAAAGATTTAAAAGAAGTAACAAAGAAATCTGATACTAAAATACAGAATGCTTTGTTTGTAGGTTCTACAGCAGAATTACAGAAAATGTTACAGGCGAAAAAAGATGAAGCTATTGAAGGCACAGTTACAGAATCCAAAGAAGATAATTCTGGAGATAAGTAACTTACAATATATTAAATCTATGACACCTCTACAGGAGTTATTAGATGGTGAAGAGTTACAAAATCCAATTGAGGTTTTAAAACATCACATTTCTACAACTCCTCGTTATGGTGCCGGCGGTGTTCCTTATAAAGAGAAAGAATATAGTGTATGGCGTGGCAGTCAAAGAGTACAGGCGGCCTTAAAGTTAGGTTATACACATATTGAAGGTATAATAATCAATGAGTAATGACGCATACTTAGGTAATCCTAATTTAAAAAAGGTTAATACACCACAAGAATATACTGCTGAGCAAATCTTAGAGTATCAGAAATGTGCTGAAGACCCAATTTATTTTATGACTACATATATTCGTATTGTGTCACTTGACGAAGGTCTTGTACCATTTAAGATGTATGACTTTCAAAAACATATTGTAAGAACAATACACGATAACCGTTTCACTATTTGTAAATTACCGAGGCAGTCAGGAAAGTCAACAACGACTATTTCTTACTTGTTACACTATGCGCTTTTTAATCCTAATTCTAATATTGCTATATTGGCAAATAAATCTTCAACGGCTAGAGATATACTCGGAAGATTGCAACTTGCATACGAAAATCTTCCTAAATGGTTGCAACAAGGAGTAATTAACTGGAACAAAGGTAACATTGAATTAGAAAACAAGTCACAGATTGTGGCGGCTGCAACATCTTCAAGTGCAATTCGAGGTGGTTCATTTAATATTATCTTCTTAGACGAGTTTGCTTTCGTACCGGCTAATATTGCCGAAATGTTTTTCTCTTCAGTTTATCCTACAATTTCATCTGGACAAAAAACTAAGATGATTATTGTATCTACCCCTTACGGTATGAACCAGTTTTATAAACTATGGGTTGATGCAGAAAATAAAAGAAACGATTATGTACCTATTGAAGTACATTGGTCTGAGGTGCCTGGTAGAGATGAGGCATGGAAAGAAGCCACAATTCGAAACACCTCACCTGAGCAATTTCAACAAGAGTTTGAATGTGAATTCTTAGGTTCTGTAAATACGCTTATTAGTCCTGCTAAAATTAAGAACATGGGTTTCTTAAAACCTATTCAATCAAATGCAGGTATAGACATTTATGAAAATCCAATTAAAGGTCATACATATGTGGCCACAGTTGATGTGGCTCGTGGTGTCACTAAAGATTATTCTGCCTTTGTTGTATTTGATGTATCTAAAATGCCATATAAGATTGTTGCAAAGTTTAGAGATAATGAAATTAAACCTTTACTATTTCCACACACTATTGAAAAGGTATGTAATGCTTACAATCATGCACATGTATTAGTTGAAACAAATGACTTAGGTCAACAAGTGGCTGAAGCATTACAATTTGAAATAGAATACGACAATCTATTGATGACTACACAAAGAGGTCGTGCAGGTCAAATACTAGGTGCTGGATATAGTGGTAGAGGTTCTGGTTTTGGTGTTAAGATGACTAAACAGATTAAAAAGGTTGGTTGTTCTAATATTAAGACACTTGTAGAAGGCGATAAAATTATAATTAATGACTTTAATGTCATTGAAGAGATGAGTACCTTTGTTAGAAAAGGTCAAAGTTGGCAGGCTGACGAAGGAAATACAGACGATTTAATGATGTGTCTAGTTATATTTGGCTGGTTATCTAATCAACCTTATTTCAAGGAGATGACCGATACCAATGCTAGGCAACAATTATATGAGGAACAGGCCAATTTAATAGAGCAAGATATGGCACCTTTTGGTTTTGTAGATGACGGATTAGATGATACAAGACCAGAAATTGATGAATATGGTACAGTATGGCACCCCGTTACCTATCGTAAAGGATAGTCAAAACCATAAGTATTATAAATATCAATGAGTAAGAATTGATTTTGACTATGGGCGTATGAATAATACGAAATTTGGTTTTATAAAAAAGTAAAAAATGAACAATTGTTTAATTAGCTAATTAAAGGAGAACCTAAATGGCATTTCAAGTATCACCAGGTGTTCTCGTACAGGAAAAAGACCTAACTAGAATTATTCCTGCCGTATCAACATCTATCGGTGCCTTTGCTGGTGAATTCAGAAAAGGACCAATTGATGAGATTACGACAATTTCTAGCGAGCAAGAATTAGTAAGTGTGTTTGGTAAACCAGACGCTAGCAACTATGAGGATTTTTTCTCAGCTGCTAACTTCTTACAGTATTCTAATGCTCTAAGGGTTGTGCGTGTACAGAATTCATCTGTATCAAATGCTACCGAAAGCGGTAGTACATTTGTTATCAAAAACTTGACTGACTATGTTGACAACTATGCAGACGGTTCCGGTTCAGTTGGTTTATGGGCTGCTAAGACAGCAGGTGTGTGGGGAAATAGTTTAAAAATTTCTACATGTCCTTCATCTTCAGTTTATTCATCATCTGGTATTACCGTGAACGATAGCTCTACAGCTGTTGGCGACACAGTAGTTACAGTTAGTGATGGCACAAGCATTAACGCTGGTGACATTATTAATTTTGGTGACAACTATTATTACAAAGTAATATCTAAATCAACAAATGATATTACAATCAAAAGAAAAGACGAGCCTGAATATTTTACTGCTTCAGATTCCTCTGGTTTATTTGCAGCCCTTACAGACGCTGCTACAGTAACTAGATATTGGGAACATTATGATTTAGTAGATAAAGCTCCAGGTACTTCACCATATGCAACTTCAAAAGGTGGTTCAAATGACGAACTTCACATTGTAGTTGTTGACGAAGATGGTGCAATTACAGGAACTAAAGGTGAAGTTTTAGAAGTGTTTGCTGCTGTATCAAAAGCTTCAGACGCTAAAACTCCACAAGGTGACACAAACTATTACCCAACTGTAATTCAGAATAAATCTAATTACATTTACTGGATGGACCACAATTCATCTGGTTCAAATTGGGGTAATGCAGCTGCTGGTACACCTTTCACAAGTGTAACAACAGTAAGTAATGTATCACTTCAAGCAGGTTCAGATGGTTCAGCTGCAACTACAGCTCAGAAATTAACTTCATACGAAAAGTTTGAAGATGCTGAAACTGTAGATGTTGGTTTAATCATTGCTGGTAAATGTGACGCAACACATGTTGACAATCTAATTACAATCGCAGAAAACAGAAAAGATGCTGTAGTATTTGCATCTCCTGAAAGAACAGATGTAGTTGGTGTTGCAAGTGCGGCTACACAAACAACTAATGTTGTAGGATTCTTCAATGGTATCCGTTCTTCTTCATATGTTGTATTCGATAGTGGATACAAA